ACATCAACTGCTCCAACAGTTGCATTGCTATATCCAAAGCTCGCTGATGCGATCCAACAGATTCAGACCAATGCATTTGTGAATCCAACTCACTTCGTTATGCACCCACGCCGCCTAGCATTCCTACTTGCTGCGGTTGATACAACAAATCGCCCACTTGTAGTTCCAGCAGCAAGCGGCCCAACCAACTCAATTGGAACAGGCGCAGGCTCAGTTGCTTATGGCAACTCTGGCTATCAGATGATGGGTCTACCTATCATTACAGATGCAAACATTGGAACAACTTATGGAACAACCACAAACCAAGATGAAATCTATGTTGTGACTGCTCCTGAGTGCCATCTGTGGGAACAACCAGGTTCACCATTCACCCTTCGCTACGATGCGACAGGTGCAGGAAACCTAACAATCAAGACTGTTGTTTATGGATATGCCGCGTTCACCGCAGGTCGTTATCCACTAGCGAACTCAATTATTTCGGGAACAGGCTTGTCAGCACCAACCTTCTAGTCAATAGAAGAAAACTAAATTGTGTAAGAGCGTTCAAGGCCCCCCGACTTGGGCGCTCTTACACTTCTGAACGATTCGGGGGAATCAATGAAAACAGGTCACAAAGTTTCAATTGGGTCTTGCGACCCAGGGATGGTTAATGGCGGATTTGCCTACCATCTCATTCAATTAGCATCGGCACGCTCTAACAAACTCGGCCCCTTTGTTCGCATCAAAGGTTCAGGCTTACTTTCTAAACAACGCAATCGTGTTGTCAAGCACTTCTTAGACTCAACTGATTCAGATTGGCTTCTGATGATTGATTCAGATGAGCAGCTCGATGTTCTTACCTTTGATCGCTTATGCGAAACTGCACACGATAAAGAACGACCTGTTGTTGCAGGTCTAGTTTTCGCAGGCTTCGGCGTGGTAGGCAAGCCCTATCCAAAGCCTGTGCCAGCGATATTTCAAGATTCACCTGATGGATTTTTACCGCTTTACAAATACGACAAGAACGCAGTTTTTGAAATTGATGCCGCAGGCACAGGTTGCTTGATGGTTCACAGAAGCGTTCTTGAAGCAATACGCGAGGCAGCAGACCCAAATCAAGGCAAAGATTGGTGTTGGTTTTGGGATGGCCCTATCAAGGGAGAATGGATCGGAGAAGACTTGCTCTTCTGCCGCCGAATCAAATCGCTAGGTTTTCCAATCTATGTCAACACCGCAGCAATCCTTCCACATTCAAAGTCTTATTGGCTCAAGGAAGAACACCACGAATTATGGCGAGATTAAAACGCAAGGAAACGGCAATGGCTCTGCCTAAGTTAGAACGAGCAATTCAAACAACACCAAAGAAGAGGAAATCTAGTGGCAATCACCAACGGCTACGCGACTCTCGCGGAACTAAAGTCATCGCTGACGATAACTGACACAAGCGATGATGCTTTGCTTGAACTTGCAATAACTTCAACAAGCAGAATGATTGATGACTTTACAGGTCGCTTCTTCTATGCCAACGGAACTTCTCAAAGTCCTGTTGTTCGCTATTACACTCCAAATGACCCTTGGAGCCTTGCAGTGGATGATTTCGTTTCCATCTCTGAAATTGCAACTGATGACAACTTCAATCAAACTTGGTCAACTGTTTGGGCGACTTCTGACTTTATGGTCGAACCTATCAACAACCCTCGCCGTGGTTGGCCTTACACAAGACTTCTAGCGACAGGGCGCTATGTTTGGCCTTACTATCTGCCTCAAGCCTGCAAGATCACAGGCGTTTGGGGATGGCCTGCCGTTCCTTCTGAAGTGAATCAAGCCTGCATCATTCAAAGCTCAAGAATCTTTGTTAGAAAACAATCGCCATTTGGAATCGCAGGAACTCCTGAACTTGGCACTGTTAGACTTTCATCTCGCCTTGACCCTGATGTCGAAGCATTCCTTCGCCCACTCAAGAGAAACAATGGTTTGGCAGTATGAATCCAAGCCAAGTCCGAGATCGTCTTAAAACTAATCTTCAAACTATTTCAGGGCTTCGGGTTTATGACTTAATCCCTGACACAGTGACACCGCCTGCCGCAGTTGTAGGCCAACTAGATTTCACATTCGACATCGACAACGCGCGTGGTTTAGACCAAGCCCAAGTTGATGTTCTTGTGATTGTGCAACGCTTTTCAGAACGCTCAGGACAAGACAAGTTGGATGCCTTCCTCGCAGGAAGTGGCTCTGGCTCTATCAAGACCGCGCTTGAAAGTGATCGCACTTTGTCGGGAGCAGTGAACACCCTGCGTGTCACAGGAGCCGAAGCAGGCACCTATGACTCACAAGGAGTCACATTTCTCTCATACCGATACAGACTCACGATTTGGGGATAGGAGAACCTAATGGCTTACAAGGTCATCTCAGGCCGCGAGGTCTGTGGAAAAAAACAAGGTGAGATTCTTACCTTGAAAGAGCTAGAAAATGCAGGCGCAAACATTGATGCTCTCATTGCAAGTGGCCACATTCAAGCAAGTCAAGCAAGTCAACCAACCATCAAACCAGCACTATCAGAAGGAGCCAAAAACTAATGGCACGCATCGTTCTAACAAATGCCCTAGTCACAGTCAACGCAGTTGATTTGTCTGATTATGTGGCATCAGTGACACTCAACTCATCCATCGATGTAGTTGAAACAACAGCATTCTCAAGCACCGCAGCTCGCACACGCATCGGCGGTCTTGCAGACAATTCAATCAGTCTTGAATTTCACCAAGACTATGCTTCAGGAGAAGTTGAAGCAACAATTTATCCGCTAATCGGAACAGTCACCGCTGTCACCGTCAAGCCTGTAAATACCACAACAAGCGCAAGCAATCCTCTCTATACAGCAAACGCACTTGTTTCTGAGTGGACACCACTTAATGGAGCAGTTGGAGAACTTGCAACTGCATCTGTGACTTGGCCAGTAAGCGGCGCAATCGCAAAGACGACAACCGCATAATATGGCACGACTTGTTCTAACTAATGCCTATGTGACTTTTGCATCGACCGACTTGTCGGATCACATTGCGAGCGTGTCACTAAACACCACCTTCGACATCGTTGAAACAACGGCGTTTGGTGACACGGCAAAAAAGAGAGTGGCCGGACTTGCAGATAACTCTGTAAGTTTCGAGTTCCACCAGGACTACGCTTCAGGCTCGGTTGAATCAACGATTTATCCGTTGCTTGGAACCGCAGTCGCTTGTGAGGTCAGACCTGTCAACACAACAGTTAGCGCAACAAATCCAAAGTATAACTTCTCAGTTCTAATTGCCGAATGGACACCTCTCAACGGTGCTGTGGGAGAATTAGCAACTGCGAGTGTGACTTGGCCTATTTCGGGCGCAATCACAAAATCAACAACTTAAATCAATTAGGGGGAAACAAATGGATGGCTTAAAAATCCGTGTTCGCACTACCGATGGAACCGATGCGACTTATTCGCTTCGACCAAGAGTTATTGTGGAGTTTGAGCAGAAATATCAAAAGGGCTTGGCAAAACTTATTGCCGAAGAGCAGAAACTAGAGCATATCTACTTCCTGGCTTGGTCAGCGATGAAGCACAATGGTCGCGTTGTCAAACCTTTCGGCCCTGACTTCTTAGACACTCTTGAAGAAGTGACCTTGGTGACAGACCCTTCTTCCGAATCCACAGAGATAGCCTGACCTATCAAATAGCAGCTCTCTCTGTGGAGTCTGGAATTTCGCCGGTGGCATTACTTGATGCCCCTGACGGAGTGTTGGAAGCAATTTTCGTTTATGTGAAAGAACGAGCAAAGGCGCGGAACAAATAATGGATTCACCAAATTACAGGCTTTCCATTCAAGGGATGAGTTCTACTATCTCAGCCCTTGAGCGTTTCGCGCCTGACCTCAAGAAACAATTAGATAAAGAAGTCAAAGGTGTATTGAGTAAGGTTGTCACACAAGCGCGCGAATACATACCTTTTGACATAAGGCCTTCAGGATGGGCGCGTGAGAATAAAAATGCAGGCTTAATTGGCCCATTACAACAAGGTCAAGGCCGAGGAAGTTTTGTGCGCTTTGATGCCGCTAAAGCTAAAGCAGGAATTAAATCAACATCACCAAGTTCTAAATCAAGTGCCACAGGCTTTCGCAATTCTTATGGCGTAATCCAGCGCGATGCCGCAGGCGCTATCTTTGAAACTGCTGGTCGCGGAAGCAAAGCAAGTCGCGCAAGAACCCGCGCTTCACGATCCACAAATCCAACTGCCTCTCAAGACTTTATCCAAGCAGTTGAAAAGTATTATGGAGTCTTGCCAACCGCTAAAGGTTTGGGTCAAGATAAAGGTCGCGCTCTTATCAGAGCAGTTGATGACAACAAGAAGACCGCACAGCGTGCTATCTTTGAAGCGATTAAAGATGCTGAAAACAAAGCACAGGCACGGATGGATGCAAATTTGAATCAGAGAGAAGGTTAGACAATGGCAATTATTGAACGCATTGTCACCGTCTATAACGACAAAGGTTCAAAGCAAGCTCTCAAAGACCTCAACAAACTTGAGAAGAATTTTATTGATGCTGGCAAGAAGATTGCCAAGGCCATTGGCCTTGCTACGCTCGCCACAGGCGCACTGGCAGTTAAACTTGGCAAGGATGCAGTCCAAGGCGCGATGGAAGACCAAAAGGCGCAGATTTCACTTGCGACCGCTTTGCGAAATACCGTTGGCGCAACCGATGCACAAATTGCTTCAACTGTCACTTATCTTGATGCCTTAGAACTGCAAGTTGGTATCAACAACAATGAGTTGATTCCAAGCCTTCAGAAGTTGACCCAAGCCACAGGCGACATCGAGCAGGCTCAGGCTTTGCAAGCACTTGCCCTTGATGTAAGCGCAGGCACAGGGAAATCACTTATCGCAGTGACCGATGGCATCGTTCGTGCCATTGGCGGAAACATCGGAGCCTTAAAAAGATTAGGCATTCCACTTGACGAAGCCATTGTCAAGAATAAAGACTTGAATGGCGCACTCTCAGTTCTTTCTACAACCTTCGGCGGGCAAGCTCTAAATCGAGCAGAAACTTTTGAATTTCAAATTGAGCGCCTTCGCTTACAGTTTGACCAAACCCTTGACACTTTGGGTTATGCCTTAATCCCTGTCTTACAAGAACTCGCTGAAGTTTTCCGCGCAGATGTTCTGCCTGTCTTTGAGCAATTCATTGCTGACAACAAGGATCAGATTGCAGATACCTTGCGCGATGTTGCTGACTTTGCAATAAATGCTGCCAAGGGTCTTGCTCGAATGTTTAAGACCATCTCGGATAACTTAGGAACCTTCAAAGCATTTGGTGCTTTACTCATTGGCCTCTTCGTCAGCACCAAAGTATATGCAGGCGTAAAAGTATTAGCCGGCGCAATTATATTTTTAACGAATCAATTTAAGAAGCAGGCGGTCGCAGGCACGGCCGCAGGCACGGCCACCGCTTTCGCAACAGGCGGAGCCTCAGCAATAGCAGCAGCCGCAGGAATTGCAGCCTTTACAACGGCAGCAGGCCTTGCCTTTATTGCAATGAACAAGATGACAGAGGGCCTCAACGACAACACTGCCGCCCTTAAGAAGGAGACAAGCGTTGTTGCTGGCCACTTAAAAGACCTTGACAGACTTGCAAAATTGACTGCCAATGCCAACCTAAAGAATCTCAAGAATGTTCAAATCACAACAAACTTGAACAAAAAGACCGCAGAGCAGATTAAACTTGAGAAGGCTCTTGCAGCTTTGAAGAAGTTGGGCGTTGCTCCAACTAATGAGAAAGACCCGATTCAACTTGAGGCTGCTCGCCTAAATCTTCTCAAGCAATCAAACTTAGAAGAAGCAGCAAGAGTCAATGCGCTAATTGCCAATATGGAAGCGCAGATGAAACTCAATGAGGCTGCGCAGCGTTATACCGATCTCTTGCAAGTTCTTTCTGATGCAGTAATCAGTGATGAAGAAGTTTCAGTTCTTGCTCAAAAGTGGAACATTACAAAAGGCGAAGTTCTTGAATATATCGCCCGAATCTATGCTGCCAACTCAACAGACCTAAATGACGGCCCAATTGTCAACCTGCTAATGAAGTGGGGTCTGACAAAAGAAGAAGCCGAGAAGTATGTAGATTTCACCCGCGCCCTCAAAGATGAAAAGATTGACGACTCAGAAATTGAGAAGTTGATGGGCAAGTGGGGAATGACCCGCGCTGAAGTTCTAGCCTATGGAAAGACAGTTCAAGATGGAACTGCGCTACAAGCAGCACTTTCTAAGGGTTGGTCTATGCCAGGCGATGAAGCAGCGCAATCTTGGCGCAATGCTCTTGCAGCTCTAAACGCCTATCTCGCAGCCCTCGGTGCCAAGCCTGGTGCCACAGGCGGTGGCGGCGGAGGAGGAGGAGGCGGAGGCGGAGGCGGCGGAGGTGGCGGTGCCACAACAAGTGGCGGCGATGTCTTTGTAGCAAATCCTTTCAATCCTCTTTCACCTGCTATTGCAAAAAGCGCAGTCGAAGAACAAATTGACACCTTGACCGCCTTACGCGAAAGCACTGAAGCAGGCACAGGAATTAGCTTCTTACTTAAAGAACAAATTGACACTCTTGCCGACTCAATCACCACATCGGGTCTTGGCGCTCTTAGCGATGAGCGAGCAAGGCTGACGGCAATGGGAACCTTTAACACTCCCACACCTTCAACCTTTGACCCTGGCTCTTTCCGTATGGCAGAGAATGCAGGAATGACTGTCAATGTCACTGTCGAAGGCAATGTCCAAACAGAGGCAGATTTGGCTAATGCCATCCGTCAGCGAATCTTGTTAGAACAACAAAGCGGTAATCCGATTCTCTTTGTTGGCGGTCTGTAATGCCAGGCACTCCGCTTCTTGGAGTCAGCATTGACTTCGCAAATGGCCCTGCCTTTGGAAACCCTTTAATTTTAGATGATCCTTCAACTCCCCTTGGCGTTGGCATTTTGGCAGATGCACCGGCAGATGTCGTTGATGTAAGTGACATCGCCCTTCGCGTTTCCATCCGCCGAGGCCGCAACCGAGTTCTTAATAGCTTTGAAGCAGGCACCGCCACTGTCGTCTTAGAAGACGAAAATGGCGACTATAACCCGCAAAATACTTCATCGCCTTACTATGGCAAACTCTTGCCTCTTCGCAAGATTCGTATTTATGCAGATTATGACGATGGCGGTGGCACTGACCGCTATTATCTTTTCTCAGGCTATATCACAAGTTTTGACAACACATTCAGGCTTGGCAACGATGAAGTTTCAACTGTGACTTTCCAATGTGTCGATGCCTTCCGCCTTTTACAAAATGTTCAAATCACGACTGTTGCGGGTTCTTCCGCCGGTCAAACCACGGGGGCGCGCATTGAGAACTTGCTAGATTTGGCAAGTTTCCCTGTAAGTCAAAGACTGATTGATGTCGGCGACACGCTAGTTCAAGCCGACCCTGCAACCTCACGAAGTCTGCTTGGCGCTTGTCAGAATATAGAGCAGACCGAACTTGGTGGCTTCTTCATTGATGACGAGGGCAACGCGGTCTTTCTATCAAGGTCAACAGTTTCAGAAAAGGCAGATGAAACGCCTTTATTGTTTAACGATGATGGCACCAATATCTCTTATCAGAGCATCGATTTTGCCTACGATGACACACAGATTTTCAACGATATAACTGTCACTCGCCTTGGCGGAACTGCTCAAAATGTGCAGTCCACAAGCTCGATTGAAACCTTCTTCATTCACTCAGGATCGCGCTCTGACCTTCTAATGCAGACCGATGTTGAGGCCTTAGACCAGGCTTCAATGCTTCTAAATGCCCGCGAAAATGCCCTTCTTCGCATTGATTCCATTGGCTTAAACCTTATGGATTCGACCGCCTCAAATCGCATTGTGGCAGGCCTTGAATCAGATTTGTTCACCCTGATAAATGTCACCAAGACAGGTCAGGCATCCTCAACCTTTACCCTTGAGCTATTCGTTCAAGGTATTCAGCACGACATAACACCGAACACTTGGACAACACGCTTCCTCACCGCAGAACCTATAATTCAGGCATTCATCTTGGATTCCGCAATCCAAGGTCTGCTTGATGGAACTGTGGGAGTTCTTTCATACTAAGGAGAAATGATGGCTAAACAGACCTTCACAACAGGTCAAGTTTTGACCGCAGCGCAAATGACATCGCTGCAACAAACTGCAATGCTTGGTGGCGCAGCAAATGCAAAAGTTGCCTCTTATGTTCTAGTTGCTGCCGATGCCGGTGATGCGATAACGATGAGCAATGGCAGCGCAACAACAATCACTGTGAACACAGGTTTGTTTGCGGCAGGTGACATTGTCACAATCATCAATCTTGGCGCAGGTGTTTGCACAATTACCGCAGGCACCGCAACTGTCACAACTTCAGGATCACTTGCTCTTGCTCAGAATCAAGGTGGCGTTCTTCGCTTCACAAGTGCAAGCGCAGCTATCTTCTTCCAGTTCGCAACACCTGCTTCGGGCGACATCGAAGGTGTCACCGCAGGCACAGGAATCTCAGGTGGCGGAACAAGCGGAACTGTGACCATCACAAACTCGATGGCAACCGAGATAGATGCCAAAGGCGACCTCATTGTCGGCACTGGCGCAGATACCTTTGCCCGCCTAGCGGTCGGCACAAACGGCCACACACTTGTAGCGGATAGTTCAGTTTCACCTCAAGGTCTAAAATGGGCTGTTGATCCTGTTGCTGATGTGATAACTACCGCAGGTGATTTAATCTACGGAACGGCAGCAGACACAGTTGCTAGGCTTGGAATTGGAACGGCTGGACAAGTGCTTCAAGTTAATTCTGGGGCAACAGCGCCAGAGTGGGCTGCGCCTGCTGGTGGTGGAAAAGTGTTGCAGGTTGTTCAAGCATCAACAACAACTCAAACAACAGTTG